CCTTCCTGCATACCAGTGGGGTTAACCATCTGCGCTTGGTCCATCGAAGGAACTTGCCCGGGCTGGGTTGCCTGCCCACCACTACCCATGCTCTGCTGCAGCGCGCGGGAAATAACGATAATGTTGATGATTACCGTGGGGTCGAACGAAGGTGGCAGGGGTGTCATGCCCTGAGCCGCAACGAACTGGCGAAGCTGGGGGTAGAGCGCGGGGTTAAACATAGCCGCCTCTGCGACGCGGCCCATAGTGACCACTTCGTCAGGGGTCAACTCACCAGATTGCATCAGCTGCACTGGGCGGGCCAACAAACGCTGCACCATCTGTGGGTCACGCATCATCTGCGCGATTTGCGCCTGAATCTGTTGCGCGTCGGGTTGGCCACCCATAGATACTTGGCTCATGCCGCCCATAGGCATGCCGCCCATTACATCGCCACCATCTGCGTAGCGCATAGTCAGACCGGGCATGTCGACCATACCACCGTCCGCAAATAAGCTCTCACCAGTGGAACTATATCCGGTATCTGCGCCGTAAGTTTCCCCCCCAAAGCTACCGCCACTACGATCCCCGCTATCACCGCTAGTGCTATATACGTTGGGGTTAAATGTGTCGGAGGAAGTCGTAGACGGAGCCGCAGCCGGAGCTGGAGCTGGAGCTTCAATGGTAGTGCCGGAGCCGGTGCTACCTGCGCCAAGCGGGGCAGTACTTGTGCCGTCGTACGGCAGGTTGTTTGCGTAAGAGTATGCTTTGTTGGCACCGATTGCCGCCTGCTGCCAGCCGCGACTGCGCGCGCCAGCGTCTATACCAGCCTGCGCCTCGGGGGTCTGCGGGCCCATATCACCGGGGCCCATATAATCAGTGTAGTTAGGCCGGGTCATGCCCAAGCCCTGCCCACCCATAAAGTTTGCGGCTTGGGCGGGGTCCACACCAGACTCAAACAGCTGCTTGCCTGCCTGCGCATCGTCCACAGGGCCATTGGACCCAAAGGCTTTCCTACCAGCAGGGCCGTAGTTAATTATGTCTGCCATGCCAACGGACTTATCTCCACCAAGCGCAGGAGAAGTAAGTATCTGCGTGCCGAGGTCGACAGCCCCAGCACCGGGGATCATATTATTAACAATGGCTGAGCCTACTTGCCCTGCCCAAGGGCGCCCAGCTTGGGCGTTCATCCCGGCGTTGAGGAGGGTACTTGCGTAGGGGACACCAGACATCTGCGACAATACACTAGCTGCTGGCCCGGCATTGCCTTTGTTTAGCTGGTCTGCAACGCCGACTACGTTTCCAGCCTGTGCTAAGTCACCCAGCGTTTTGTCACCGCTAATCATACCAGCCAAGCCGGCCGCCTTAGTACTCAGCTGAAGCGCCTGTACCTGCAGAGGTGTGAGGCCGCCCCCTGCGATTTTGCCTGCGCCCGGAGTGCCACCAGAGCCCGTTGATACGCTAAAACCAGACTCACTGCCAGACGGCGTGATGCTCATGCCTACGTCGGGTGGCGGCACAGCGTCAGCTTGTTTTATAGTGTCAATAGCTTGGTTGATGCCACCCTTGTCAGCGCGGCCAACTCGCTTGAAGTAATCAACGCCAGCCGTCATGCCGACTTTAGAGCCGGGACGTAAGGAACTTCCGAGTAAAGAGCGGGATTGTGCCATGGTTATGCCTTCATGTTAGCTATTAGTGCGTTGACTGCACTTTGGATGTTACTTACGTCGATGGCCAATTGTTGCACATCATTAAGCAAATTGATATAGTCGTCTATCGTTGGCACTGACGCGCCCGAGATGGTGTAGTAGTTACCCCGCGCAGACAACTGCTTCATAATCTGCCGGTCGGCAGGTTCCACGCCAAGAGTATCGTTGGTAACTACACGACCCGGGCCGCGCTGCCCCAACATAATCTCGACGTTTTCTTTGAGCGCCGCGAGTACGTCGTACTGCCACTGCTCGATTTTTTCCGGTGGAATAGCCGGTATGCCCTGAAATTTAGGCATTAGGCACCTCTCAATCCAGCCATAGACTCAGCCAACATAATAGCACGAACGCGTACGTTGGTGGAAGCCCGTACCTCGAAAACATCAGCGCGGTACCCGCCCGGGAGTCGGAACGGCTCGGTTGTGCTTCGAGAACTAGAATAGATTAGCTTCTTGTTGACAAAGAACTGGAACGTAACTGCACCGGTGCTAACCCGAATTTCGCGCAAGTTACTGCCTGCCACCTGAAGCTCGTTGCCAAGCTGGGTGCCCATGGCGCCGATTACCTCGTTGTTCGTAATCAATTCGCCGTTATATATTCGGATGTTGGCGTTCTCAAGCTCTAGCGCAGCGGCGTCCTCTTCGCTGTTAAAGTCGCCTATGATTTGCGCGGCGCCCAAGTTAATTGGAGACTTGGTCGTAAATACCTTGGACTTCCAGTCCAGCACAGCGTTGCCAACCTGCTGCGAGTTCCACAACCACACTTGGTCGCCAGCTGCGTAGAAGAAGCGGTCGTTCTTGGCGTCGTAGTACGCGGCGGTAAATCGAACATCGGACTGCACCAAGTGGCCTCCGACTTCTTCGTTACGCTCGAACAAGAAGGTATTTAGGCCGTCCGAGCCAAAGTAGCGGCCTCGGTAGTACGCGCCATACAAATTCTTGGCGTCGTAGTCTTGCGGCCATGAAGCCCAGCTATGGACGTTCTTCGTTAGATAGTCTGTGCCTATGGTCGTAGAGTAGATCGCCAAGCCGCCCGCTGACGCCCAGACAACGCCGAAACCGATGTTAATAACAGAGCGCTTAGACACACACGGCAAAATATAGTCCGTGCGGGTAATAGACATAGCCGCCGGGTTGTTGCCGTCCAGCTTCCAAGGTGTACGGTCTGTTAGCGCAAGCAGTGTTGTTCCATACGCGCCCAGCGCGACGATCTTCGAGTCCACCTGAAGGCGGTACTTAATTGGCCACGCGTGCGGCACACCGGGTTCGCTAAAGCAAATTGTGTTGTCAAAGAAGCCCACAATCATGCTGTTGTGAATAGCTAACAACCCGAGCATCCGCTCATCGGGGGCGTCGTAGTCGAGAGACTCTAGCACGTCATCAAGCGCGGTAACGTCGAGGTCGTCTGTAAAAGACCGAGAACGCAGGACTTCCGCAGCGCCAGATAGCGCAGTGGCTTTAGCTGCGTCAAACACTGATGTGTCAGTGAACCGGAAGCTATCGGCATCAATCCTAGTGACTTTGTAGCTACCAGCTGCCAACTTCGAGTCGTCTGTGGCGCGAATGCTCACATAGTCATCAGATGCGTACCCGTGTGCCTCTGCTGTAACTGTGACTACGTCTGTACCGGCATCGCGGACATAAGTAGCAGCTTTGGGCAAAACTTCGTAGGTAAGTTCCCCAGTAAGTGCAAGCCCCTCAGCAGGAACAGGCAGCGAAGGGTCGACAAACGTGAATGTATTTATACCTGTACGGGTAATTGTCACGGTCGCGTCGGAGAGCCCGCTCTCGTCAGACACAACAATCTTAACTCGGTGCCCCGTCTGCAAAGCGTGGGTTGCCTTGGTGACAACTACGGTAGCCGTGCCAGCGGCGCGGGTGTAGTCTGCAGGGACACGCTCACGGGCATCTAACTCAGCTACGCGGAAGTACTCTGTACCCGAGACACCACCCACTGTCCGGTAAAGGCGTAGCCGCATACCTTCTTCTTGGTACCCAGCCCCGTGAGTCCACAGACTTGGTAGACTCTTTATCTGCAGGGTCTGGCCCTCTTTGACAAAAATCGTGTCGGATGGCTCGGACGGCACTGACTCTTCGTCCCACGCGGTATGGTATGTATAGACGTAGTTCCGAGGGCCAGTCAGGCCCGCCAAGTCAACCTTGCCTGTAGTGTCTGCAGTATTCGCTTCAGCGGCGCCGAAGTTGAAGTAGCTGAACGACGTATCATCTATAACCGTAACCTGCGCGTTAGACAAGTTATACAGGACATCAGTGAAGCCTGTAATTGTTACATAGTCGCCCGTAGTGAGCCCGTGTGGCGCGCTTGTAACTATGGTCGCGTTGTTACCCGCATCTCGTGACCGGCTCGCGGACGTCTTCTGCGTGAATGGCTCTGCCACAACTACGGGGACGACCGCTGGCAGTGGGAGACCCATCTTGTAACTCTGCGATGGGAATTGCGTCCCGCTAGTCGCCAAGTCGTAGTTGGTAACACGAGGGAAGTCCTCACCCGTGTAATAGATACGCTGAGTCTGGTCGCCCTCTACCTGCGCAGTGGCGACGTCAACGTCGGTTGTCCAGTGCAGCCACTTTAACTCACCAGTTTCTGGGTCTTCCAGTGGGTAGATCGTGCGGAAAAGACCGTCTTTATCTAACTTAGCCACGCGCTCTGGGCGGCGATACGGCAGCAGATCACCGGACGACAAGTCCAAGTTAAACGCATACTGCGCTACGGTGTCGGGCAGAAGTTCGCCAGAAATCTTTGGCGCTTCTCCGAAAAACCGCTGTATCTTTAGCGCTACGCCGGGCATATCTTATTTTTCCTCGTCTTGGACGGGGGGCTGTGGAGCTTTGCCGAGCGCCATCTGGATGGTCTCGGTCTCATAAATACGGATGCCGGTCCAAATTATAGTGAACACCGCTGCAACTGAGGGGAGGACATTAGCCAAAGTACCAAGCACCGTAAGAAAAGAGACACCGTCTACGACGTGTTTAGTGGATTCAGAAATTGCGTTCATCATCTCAGCACTTCCACGCCCGTAGGCTCTTGTTGATGCGAGAGTTCGGGTCTTTAGCCGTCTTCTCGCTGGTTAGTTTTTTCTTCATGCCCTCCATGCGGGCACAAAACGACTCTTTACGCTTGCCGCCTTCAGGCTGGGGAGCCTTCAGTCCGGGTTTACCCGGATTGGCTTTGTTGTAGGCCGCACGACCCTTGGCGTTAAGACCGCCGTTGGGGTTCTGACCTTCTTTACGCTGCCAAGCGGCTGTCTTTGACATTACTTGCCACCAATTACATATTTCTTTGACTTGGGCGTCATAACGAGGCCGCCGTTGCGCATGCCTGTTTCGCCGTATGCGGGGCCTGCGTTGTTTCTGCGGAAGCGTTCGGCGTCCGTGCGATCCTGTGCAGCACCGGCAAAAGCCGTGTTTTTGGGGCGTGTAGCAAGCAGGCGCGTAGTCTCTGCCTCAGTTTGCTTGCTCTGCTGGCGATTTTGCTCGTTTTGCACCTGTCGCGAAGTCTCTCGATTCGTCTCGCGATTCGCTTGAGAAGCCTTTGCAGCCTTCTCTTCATCAGCCGTGCGAGTGTGGTATGACTTGCCGTTAAACGTAAATGCGCCGTCACCTGCGCGGCGACCTGCTTTTTTGTTCGCGGCGCGAGCTGCGGCGAACGCTTTTTGGAACTCAGACATTGCCATGATAAACTCCTTACTTGACCTTACCACCGCACCTGTACGGTGTGGCTTTGGGTGTCATCTTGACGATACCGCCGTTGCGCAGGCCCGTGGACCACAACGCCTTGCCGTAGGCTTCGTTGGTCTTGCGCTGTGTTTCGCGCTCTTTCTTCTCCGCCTTGAGCTGCTTAATTAGCTCGGGGGACATTTCCATGTCATCAACGGCTTCGGCGGCGCGCTTTGACGATTTTGCGTTTGAGGACATACCTACTCCTGAAAAGTTAGTTTATTGTACGCTGCCCGTCATAGCTAGGCAACACATTTTTGACAAGCGGTCAAAACTCTGATACATCCCAGACCTCGCCGCGCCAGTCGACCTGTCCATCATCTACTGTCATACACAATTCCGGCGTCAACAAGCGCCCATCTCGTATATTCAGCACGACGAACCCCTGTCGCCAATTACGTGGATTGTTTTCTGCGTAGTTAAATTGCTCGCCGAACGGGTCCGCCAGCGTCCCGCAGTCAACGCCCCAGCGCGTGCCCTTGTAGTCTGTCCAAGGCGTGGCTTTTAGACTGTGTAGGTGACCGGTGCAGAAGCTGACACCACTTCCGACGGCATTGTTATGCGTCGCGTGAATTCCGCCCTTCCAGCGGTGTTTAACCATTAAATCGTCAGTAACCCAACAAGACATTGTGTGTGTCCACTTATCGAAGTGGTCAGGTAGGGAAAACCCTTGAACGTCTCTGAACTGAGGCGCGACTGCAGCGAGGCGAGCACTAAACCTAGCGTCATGGTTGCCCAGCGTCCAGATGAGCTTAGCCTTCGGGGCGGCGTCCTCGATCTCTCCTAGATACATCTGGCATGCTTTTAGCTCTTCGAGCACAGACGGCACAGGGGTCCAGTCGTTAGCGGGGTGGCGGCTTACGGCAGCGCCGTCAAAAGCATCGCCGTTGTTAATAATCGCCGTGGGCTGAAGCTCCTCAATAAGCCAGAGCAGGGCTTTGTACGCCGTGGTACGCTGGTGCATCATAAAGTGCGCGTCGGAAAATACCAACACGGTGCCGTTTTCTATGCCGAGATGGATGGCTTGCGGGCTCTTGTACGCGTCTTGATATACAGCAAATCTAGCCGCGCTAGTGCTAGCGGCCTCAAGTGCCTTGCCCAGTTTAGCCTCAAGCTGGCGACGCCGGTAGTAGAGGTGCCGCAGCGACATGCCAGACACCTTGGACATCATCGCGGGGCTCTTGTGCTCGTTCCAAAGCGCGATAAACTCATCGTCAGTAAGTAACGGGGTAGCCACTAGAAATTCTCCTTATCAAACCCAAGAGACACACAGACTTCACGGGCACACTCCAAGAAGAACGCGTCGTGCGGGTTGTCCGCGTTAAGCCGCTTTAGTCTGTGCTGGTGCAGGTGGATCATCTCGTGGGCCACTGTGGCTACCAACTGATTGACATCCCAGACTCGTGCGGTACTGATTGTTATAAGACTCGGCTCTGTCTCGAACGAACCGAACATAGACGCGTCGCTAACGACGCGGGTTTCTATTTTTGTGGGGAGCTTCCACGCACAAAAAGGGCCCATCCCGCGCAACATCTGATACGCCAACAGGATAGATTTCTTGGTCACGACGCGGCTAGCGTCCACCATGATTAAGCCACCAAACCGGGCAAATAGACTGTTTTGCCGTCTTTTTTAGCGGCTGTAAGCACCTGCTTCTTGTTATCAGCAGGGTTATAACTCACATGCACCCAGCCAGAATCAGGGATACCGGGGGTGTAGAACTCAAGAATAACTTGGCGAAATTCGAGGTGGTCGACAATCCACTTGGCGAGGTCAGCGTTGGCAACGCCGGGAATCTCAATGTCCGCAGCCATGCCTTTGCAGTGGTCTGACGTCTTGGAGCCACCGACCTTGGCGTTTACATCAGGGTGGCGAAAGCCGGAGTTGACCTTGACGCCCATGCCGTAGTGATTGCGCACAGGCTGCAGAACACACTCGCACAAGGCGGTCATGTTATCTATTTCGGTCTGGCTGGGGGTGTTATCCATGCCCAGACGCAGAGCTGTATCGCTCTTGGTCATCTCGGCTAGGGAAAAGTTAGCTGTTAGCTTCATAACGAGTCAGTCTGTTTTGGTTTGATTTCGATGCAGTCCACCTGAAACGCCTGCACGTCGGGGTCTCGCTTCATAGTAACAGCCGCGATTTTATTTTGCGCCTCACACTGTTCCAAGGATATGGACAGGTTACCGTTGTAAAAAGAGCACACGTTGCTGTTCAAGCAAACAAACGCCACAGGTAACCAGACCATAGCCCACCCCCTATTTAAAGGTTTTCAACTGCTCATCCTTATCTTTGCTGCCAACGCTGGAGCCAAAGTAGTAAGACAAAATCTGTGTCACCGCCGCAGAGAGGACGCCAAGGATGTAGATAAGAATATCCTTAGCTTCCGGCTTAACTTCGACAAAGATAAGCACAGCGAACAGCACGAACGATAGCCCTGTGACGCCGAGCGCAAGAGCTGGCGTGACAACTTTGTTAATAAGAGGCGCGTGCTCACTCGACACAACAGCCATCTCGCGCTGGCGAGCGCTAGCTTTATCCGCAAGAATCGCTTTAAATTTGTCATGTTCAAGCTGTTTAATCTTTGCTTCAGCCTCTGGGTCGCTGCTAATTGCTTTGACCACAGAAGCTACTTCATCCTCGACGCCAAGCTGTTTAGAAAGCGCAGTAACTGCCATGCCAGCCAGAGGGCCGCCAAGCGCAGTCGCAATACCGGGCGCGAAGCCTTTAACCATCCCAATGAGATCATTCATCAACCTACTCCGTTTTGCTTCCACTCGATAGCGGTAGCGACCATGCCCCACAAAGCCCACACGCCGAGTACTACTACGACGGCGGCTAAGGCGTAGCCAATCAAGTCACGGCGGCGTTGTTGCTGGTGAATAATCTGACGCTCACGCTTGAGTTTGATCTGTCTCTGCATTTGCATCAGTTCGTCAAAGGCTTGTGGCCCATAACGCAACTTCACCATCGACATAAGCTCTAGGTGCTGTTTGCGCACCGATTCGCGGCGCTGCAACTGCTCCATCGCCTCTTGCTCGACCGACTTTCCGCTACCGATGCGCTGAAATATACCGGGCTTCTTGTTGTCAGCAGCTTGTAGCTCGCTGACCTTTCCCATCCACGTCCCGATCTGCCCCAGCACATCTTCCACCTCGCGGCCAGCCTCCACCAGTTTTTTAACTGTATTGAAGGCCGCCGTAGCGGCCATGAAGAGGCTGATCGGGTCCATCGACGCTTAGAACGGTACGGGCATCGGGGTGTATGACGCTTCGTCGTCGTCCTCAGGCAACGCGGATTCCCCGGCGTAGCCGCCGACAAAGTACTGCCCATCCTCCATCAGGAAGCCGACAGCCTGCTCCGAACTCTGGCACCAGCCAGTGATGTCAACAACCTTCAGACCGCCCGTAGGTACGACGTTGCGAGAGCCGAAATACACCGTAGTTGTATCCCCGCGCATCAAAACACCGTTGCCGTTGTAACCCCACATCTCAACGGTGCCGTCGGTAAACAAGACCGCAGTCCAGTTATAAGACCCGGTGCCGCTGTGGATGACTTTGGTAGCAATCTTGGAGCCGAAGTCAAGTTTGGTAAACGTGGAGATATTCCCCGCAGCGGGGTCTCCGTTGCCGCCATAGCCGCCGTAACCAGTCGACCAGACAGAGCCATCAGTCTTGATAAGGAAGACCATGGGGTAGTCATACGCACCGGCGTACACCGCCTCCACGTCCGTCTCAATCTCCACGAAGCTGGTCTGCGTTGCGTTGCTACCATCACCAAGACAACCGTACGAGTTAGCGCCGCAGCCGTACAGCGTCCCGTTGCTATCAAGCGCGTACGTAGACGTATGGCCGCACCAGACCTTGGTCATCGTCTTGCCAGATAGCACGCCTGTGGTGCGAGGTACGGCGAGCGCCGAGTTGTTGGTGTTACCGGCGCCAAGCTGCCCGTCGCCACCATACCCCCACGTGTATAAGACGCCGGTGCTAGAGATAGCGCAGTACCAGCCATACCGCTCACGCCCCGCCGCGACCCAGACGATGTCGCTGAGCGCGGGGACCTGCGTAAAGTAGTTGCGCTGCGACGTGTCACCCTGACCGAGCTGCCCGTATCCGTTGTATCCAGCGGTGTGGACAGTCCCGTCGGCGCACAACACCAACATGGATTGGTACCCCTCCTGTCCGCACTGTGTGGCGACGTGGGTAACAGTCTTAGTGTTGATAGAGTTTAGTTCGTTGTTGCTGGCGCAGTAGGGGACGCGCTGCGCGGTTGTGTTGCCGGTGCCGAGCTGCCCGTATCCGTTATACCCCCACGTCCACAACTTCCCATCCAAATCAATCACTGCCTGTTGGCCATAATAGCCTAAGAAGAGCTTGTCAACACCGGGGAAGTTGGGTGGAAACGGCAGGCGAGTGGGGTAAGACCGGTCGTTCGTAGTGCCATCACCAAGGCGATAATCTGCGTTGTCGCCCCACATACGAACGCTGTTGTCGTTCATGATGACGCCGTTGTGGCGGTACGTCAGCGTTTGTTGGTTATATCTTGTCGACTCGGGCAGGGCTTTTACGCGCGTCGCGGACCGCACATCCGCCGGACCCCACACAGGCAGGAGGGTAAGTTTGTCGATCTGGAGTACCTGCCCCGCCTCACCAACGGGCAGCGCGGCGAGCCCTGTGCCGTCGTTATAGATCAGCTCACCGGCGTTAGCGCCGATGTTAGCGGACCCTTGCGCGAACAAGTCCCAGTACGTGCCAGCTGCGGGTGTCTGCGCCGTAGCGGCGGTCTTGCACACCCAAGAGTCGCCGTTATAGGACACAACGTCCTGCGCTGCGTACGCGGTGCCAGCGTCATAGGCACCGCGCCACTTAAAAGCAATTTTGCCGAGAGAAATTGAAGCCATGTGTAGGTCCTCTTAAAACAGAATTTGTCGGGGGCTGTAGCAGTTTTCGTTGTCGTCGTCGCCGTTGATGCTGTAGTACCCCGAGCCAGATGCGTAGACTTGCCCGGTCTCAGTCAGGAAAATAGTGGTGAAGTAGGGCTGAGACACGGCAAAATAGCCGACCCACTGAAAATCGACAATTCGCTCGGGGATAAGCGCTGGCGAGGCGTTATTGCTAGAACGGCTAACCGCGTCCCCCGTGCCGAACCCGCCGGTATCGTCGTGGCCCCACATAATCACCTTGCCATCGCTTGTCAGTACCCCGGCGGTAGCCGAGTACTGCGACCCGTGCATGGTAAGGCGCGTTGCGTTAGAGATAACCCCAACACCCTCCTGCGCCCAAGTGTTGCGAGATGTAGAAATTACGGAGTAGTTGCTGTCGCCAGTCCCCCAAACGGTGCCGTCATCTCGAACAGCAAGCTGTTTCTGGTACCCACCTTGTACGGCACCGTAATCTACAACGCCATCAAGCACCTTGCGAGGGTGGTACTGGTTACCGGGCCAAATGTCGGAGTTATAGCCGACACCCCAACCGCTGTTGGTCTGTCCGCCGCCGTCACCCCACACATACAAGTCACCGTTTTCAAGGACGACGCCCTGCGTGCGGTACGCGTTATACCCGGTGGCCCAGTGCGCGTCGGTCTCAGACATCATAGTCATCTTGACCTTCTTATCTTGGCCCCACGGCATCCACAGGCGGTGTGCGGCAAGATCGACTTGCCCCCAGCCTGATGTGGACGACTGCCCCGCCACATAGAGGTCGCCATCCCGGCTGATGAGGTGAGAGGCACCATACAGGCTCCCCTGCATGATCATCTCTCTGATCGGCACAGTTTCTGTGAACGGGAGTAGGCGTGGGACGTTCGCGGTGCCTGAAATGCCGAGCGAGCCATACTGGTTTGCGCCGAGCACATACACACGACCTTGGTCGTCCAAAAGCATAGCTTGTGGATACGCGTTGTCGCCGTACGCCCCCCGAATCTTCACAATCTTAGTTGTCGAGCCGAGGTCGCCGTAGCCCTGCAGCTTTCTAGGTATTGGGATGCTCGTGGCGTTAACGCCGCCCAAGTTATTGTCCCCGATGCCGCAAGACCACGCCATGCCGTCGGCGGTTATCAGGTACGTGTGCGCCCATACGTTATAGACGCTAGTGACCGGCGGAGTGCCGGGAGGGAACGCGACGCGTGTTGGGAACGTGCGCCCGATGTCCTGATTACCCGCCCCACCTCTGCCATTAGCTTGGCTACCCCACGAGCGAGCAGACCCGTCATTCATGGTGGCAATCATGTAATACGACGAAGCTAAGTACTGCCCAGTTCTGCCTGTGCGGGTGTCCATCAGCCCAGTTGCTAACGTACCGTTGCGCGTGTCTTGGAAGCGGAACTCTACACCATCCGCGCCCTTGGAATGCAGCACCATATTCCCAAAGCCGCCAGCGGAGACACCGCCTGTAAGCAGGTGTCCTTTAAGGATCGCATCCTGCTGACCCAGCGCGAACTCTACAGGTACGCCGTTGCGAATGACATACGCGCCGCCGTTCTTGTAAACAACATCGTTGTCAGCGTACGCCAGATACTCAGAGTAAATACCCTTCCAGCGATACCCGATTTGGCTAATATCTATATTCATAGGTTCACTACCAGATTGTTGTTCACGACGCTAAAGGATACGCCGTCGCCTACCGCCCACGTAGTATACTCGGATGCGACGTAGTCGTCACTACCATATGTGTGTAATAACTCTGTACCGTCTGCGCTTAGATTAAAGCCGAAGAACGTCGGGCGGGCCACTGAGCTAACCAACTCGTAGCCAGACTCGTCATCCTTTACACGCAAAAAGTTTGAACCCTCCCCGGCGAGCGAGTTGGGGATGTTAATAGATGCGGCGGCAATCTCGGCGGCGTCCTGCGCGGCAGTGGCCGCAGTCAGCGCTGCAGCGGCGTCAGCAGCGGCCTGTGTAGCAGTATCAGCGGCGATTCGCGCGTTATCCTCTGCCACAGTGCCGTCACCACCGATCCGGCCCCAGCCGTCAACGTCGTACCCTTCAAACTGCTGTGTGTCGGTGTTGAATCGGAACGAACCCGGAGCGGGTGTGTCGCCGCGACCCGCTGTATCTCCTTGTGGAACCAGCGCGGAGCCAGAAAAAGGGTCGGCGCGCACCACTTGGTTAAACATGTGCTCTATACCGCCAGCCGTAAGCCGCAAAGCAATCGGGTCTCCGGCGTTCCACGCGTACGCGGGGGTGCCCTCCTGCGCCCGCACTACTGTCATAGCATCGTCAAGCCGTGCCGTTACCTTAACAATCTCGCGGTCTAAAGATGCGTTCTCCAGCGTCAGAAAGAAGAAGTCGCCGTCAACGGTAATCGCGGGGAACCGCGCACCGTGTCCGGGTTCGACTGCAATGGTAGTCGCCTCGTCATCAATGCCCGTTGCAAGGGTTGAGTACGCAAAGTTTGTATATTTAATATCAGCCATTTAGTACCTCAAGCAAAGGGGCGCATCGCCACAGAAAGTTCATCCGCGTTATACCCACGGAGTGCGCGGTCCCGTGCGGCGGCTAGCAGCTGGGTCCACTGCCGCCCATGAACTGCGCCGAGCTTTGCCTCGGCCCACGCGCGGCCATTCATGAGCATAAGGTCGTACAACGTTCCGTGGAAAATAACTCGGTGAAACTCGTCATACAGGTTGGCGTCCCAGACCGACGCAGTTGGTGAAGGCCGCAGATACCCGCGCAAGTTAAGCGTTCCAGCGACGTCGGGTACGGGCGCGACCAAAGCCTCGCCAATTGTGGCGCTAGTTATATACCGAACGGTCCCAGAAGTATCTTCAGGCCAGCTAGGGTACCTAAGTTTGACCGCTGTCAGCTTCTGCCACGTCAACTCGGTCTTAACGCCGTTCACCAGCGTGTAGCCCCCTGTAATGTCTGTGCATACGGCGTGCGCCACGGGCGGGCTGAGCGGGTACGCCACTCGACCAACCTCTAAATCCACCGGCAAAAAGTCCTCGTGCCACACCTTGGCACGCTGACATAAGTCGATAACTACCTTGTGAATGGTACGAGCGATAACGGGATCGGGGCAGCCCGGGACATACGGACTGATGTCGTCCACCATGTCGTCAAAAGCAATCGCCCGAGTGGTTGACGCAACGTTGGGTGTTAAGACGATTGGCATGCTGGCTCCTTAGTGGCTAGCTTGCTTAACAGAAAGCTGAACAGATGGGATGGAGGGGCAGAAAGTCTCCTGTGCGACAGCGGCGAGAGTCACTGAGACATCATCAGCGGTCCACATAAGCTCAAAGTAGTCCAGCTCAGTCATCGGCACCATAAAGTCCCACGACGCGACAGTGTTGGTACCACTGCCCGCGATTGAGATTTTCTTCGCGGAGTCGGCTACGTCAACACCATTGATCCGGGCCCAGAACCACACATAGTTTGTGTTAGCAGAAGCCTTAGCCAACTGCGCTGAGAAACCCAAGTCAATCAAGCCAGCCTGCTGGGGGTAAATCTTGGTTCCATCAGTGATTGTGGGGCCGCTGGCAATGTCCGTGGTATCGAACGTAACCGCAGTCGGAGTCTCCGCAGACGACAGCGTCTGAGTGACGTGGCTGGCGTATGTAGCGTAGTGTAGATGGGGGCTGAGCTGTGGACGAACCAACATCGTGCCGGTGGTAGCGCCCACGCGAAGTACGGCGGCAACCAACAACGACTGCGCGGGAACAGTTGGCTCAACATTAGTAAGCGCACCGAGCACCGTTGGATGAATATACAGCAGGTCGCCGGGCGCCCACACCTCACCAACTGGGAAGCCTGTTGTGTTAACGTTTCGGACTTTTCCGAACATAGTGGCGCGGCCATAGGCGCCAGCGGCAATGTCCTGAGTCACAACGCCCATCGTGTACAGCGGGTTGTAAATCGCCTCTGCAGTCACTAGCCGCCCGTAGGGGATAGAGTTGGTATTATCAACCCCGGCGAAGCCGACAACCTGACCAGAAGTCATAGCCGCACCGCTGGTGTTGGTAAAGGAAATGAAGTGTTCCTCGAACATCTGCCCAACAACGCCGTTGCTAAGGCCGACATCAAGGGTCAGCTCGGTTGGGTTCAGCCGCATCTCACCAAACCCAATCCCGCCCGAGGCGCCTGTAGTCAGGGCCACACTCGTGAACCGGCCAGTCGTGGGGGCAGTGTCGCCGATGCGCGAAGAGTTGATGGTGCTGGCGGTAACCGCCACATTAGAAACAGCCCCACCGTCGTGCGAAGTGCTAAATATCTGAGAGTCTACGACTACGCTGTTACTAACTTCGCTGTCATAAAGCTGGGCGCGGTTGCTAGAGACATCGTTGTGCGTGCCTCCGCTAACGGTGGTGCCGTTCATAGTGCCGCCAGAAAACGCCGAACTCACAATTTGCGCGTTTGAAATATCCGTAGTGACGCTGTCGTCGATGTCTTCCAGAATAATGTCGGCTAGCGTAACGGTGTTAAACCCAGCCTTAGATACGACGATGTCGTATCGGTTGTCGGGGGCGTAGAAAGAAACCAGCCCCGTAGCACTGCTTAGGAATGGATTGGCCTTGGCCGTTACGCCGTTATCAGAATACAGTGACGCGGGGGTCTGTGTGCCGGTAAGAAAAACCGCAACAGAAGCGTTGGCTAGAGGAGTAAGAATACCCCCCTCGCCGGTAGCTGTGACAGTGTCGTGAAACTTTTGCATGGCGTGCCTTATTTAGTAGTTTTGGACGTGCCGCCATCTGGCAGGTCAGCAACAGCACGAGACAACAGACCGCTGGCGAGCGCGTTGGAGTACGACTCTTGAAACATACGCGCGCGGCCAGACTCGACGTGTTCTGCGTCGAGCGATTCCATAAGCCAGCACACGCCGTCCAAAATAACCGGTAGGTACGCGTCGCTAAGCTCGATCACGTCGTTCAGGGCGTAGTTTGGTAGAGTTTTCGCGTACGCGACGGTTAAGTCCTCCCCGCCTGCGGAAGGTGGGTAGACGTAAAAGCGGTTGGGGTCGCGTGGATTACGCATCCACGTAGTAGTTGGGCCGGGGGTGTCGGCGCGCCACTTCGGGAACATGACATCCACAGCCTGCTGGTCGGCTTCTTTTGGTACCCGCCCCTCGGAGTTAGTCAAGATGTCCATAAACCGCATTGACTCGGTCGGCGCGCTCTGCAGCGCTCCCGGCACGGTAGTCAGCGTAGTTACCTTAATAAACAAATCCGGGCGAATGACTAGCATCCGCTTCAAAATCTGGTTAGTTTTGCGGACGATATAGTCGTCGCTGTACCGATACGGCGTTAGCTCGTCGAGCAGAAGCTCGCGGGCTTCTAAAACGATGTCAGCGACGGTAAAACTCATGGTAGTCCTCGTGAAGCCTCTTCGCGGAGGTCTGACTCATCAAAAACAATATCCTGCTTTACCACTGCGGCAGCTTTTTTCTTAGCTGGCTTGGCGGCTTCAGGCTTAGCGGCCTTTGGGGCACGGTCTGGGTAGGCTTGCGCCTCTGTAACTTCTTCGCAGATAGGATCACGCGCTAGGATTGGATTCCAATCGTAGATGGTGCCATCTGTCTTGTGTCGTAGATATTTACTCATTAGCGGGCACTTCCATGGGGGTAAGCCACGGCCTTGCGACCGTGACTTATTTTACCTCTGTCGGCTCGGAACGTATAGCCCCAAACCTAAAGAAGGGGGCCGAAGCCCCCGTCTATTACAGAGTTACGACAGCTTGTGCCAAGGCTTCACCCTTGACAACTTTGTAGCCGTAAACCTGCAGACCACGGATGATGTTACCGAAGGTGGTTTCGGCACGGATGCTTTCCATCTCGGTCATCTGTGATGCGAAGGTCAGGCCCATCTTGTGACCAGCAACGATGTCGAACTTGCCAGAAGACAGGTTCAAGTTGTGGCTCACGTAAACGGTGAAGCGGTCGATCATACCCAAGCGGCCATTGCGCAGGATAGAGGTGCCGTCGCCAGAGATTGAAGCGTCTTTCAAGTCAGACTTCTTCACCAAACCAGCCATTTTGGCGGGGATGACGATGAAGCGGCCAGCTTCAGGGGCGTTGGCTTCGTCCAACACGGTGCCCATGTCAACCATCAAGTCCAACACGTTGGTCTTGTCGATTGCCAAAGGTGCGCCAGAGGTACCCAAGTTGATGTCGGCAGAGATACGGCCAGCGGTTGCGCCCTTGTTGGTGGCAGCGATGCCAGTCAACATACCGGTCAACACGTTCTGGTCGATCTTGATCTTCATCTTCTCAGATGCGTCACGTGACCATGTGTCCATCAAGTTGATGTCGGCCTGAACCTTGTCCACGTCGTCTTCGATTGCAGCGAAGTACTCGCCTTGGTCGATGACCAACTGGATTTTTGGTTTGTCAGGACGCTCAACGGTCAGGGTCATGCCCTTCTCGTATGAACGGATTGTCAAGTCGGGAGTGGTACGGATGTTAACCGTGTCACCCATAGACTTGATTTCACCTTCATAGTCAGTGTTGGCAATAGCTGCCAAAACAGTGGCGTCGTAGAAGTTTTCGATCAGCTTAGCTGACCAAATCTCGGGGATAAAATTACCGCTGTAGGCAGCTGCGCCGTTAGCGACGTTGACGGGAAAAGCCATTTTAAGACTCCTAAATCAAAAAGAAAGTTAAGCGGCGTTCAGGACAACACGTCCCTCACGTTGGGCCAAAAAGATATCGCTCTCAATGCTACGTGCTTCTTCCTCTTTGCCTTTGTACTTGCCGTCCATCTTGTCCTTAAAGAAAGCAGTGATATCTTGACGAGTCCACTGTCTCTTCTGGGCTTGAGTCGGAGGCGTTGTGCCGGATGCACGTCCGGGCGCAATCTGCCGTTCAAGTTTACTGGCGTTAGAGGTTTTAGCGGCAACAGCGGGAGCGGTTGCAACACCGGTCTCACGCTTCCACGTCTCGAAAATACTCACAACACGGGGTAGGTCGAGGTTCTCGTGTGCATCGGTCAGAAGTGTCTGTCGCTGCAACCCTGACAAGGGGTCGGGCGATAACAACCAGTTGTGGAACGCTTGGTTCTCGTTAACTGTCTGCCAATCTGGTACACGAGAGGATAACGCTGCGTAGAACTTCTCGTGGGTGTTTTGCGCCTGCTGGTGCGCTACGCGCTGCACCACAGGAACGACACCTTGGAGTTGGTCAATCCGACCCATCAGCTGCTGTACGGCTTGTGCCAGAGGGACAACTTCCTCACGGGTGACGCGTCGAGCGAACTCAACCATGTCCTCACCGTATTCGGTCATGTCTTTGTCTGTCACGTGCGAAGGACGGCTATAGTCCTGCGCTGGCGCCGATTGCATCTGAGTAATCAGCTGCTCCATGTTTGCGAGTCGGCCCTGAGTCTCATCCAACTGGCGCTTTTGCGCGTTGTAGACACCCTGAAGCGAACGCCAACGTTGAGCGTACGTATTGTTATTCTCGTCCGTATCGGAAGTGGTACGGTTTTCTTGCGTAGATGCAACTTCTCGAGTAGCTGACTCAGACGATTCCCCATCTTGTGAGCTGTCTTCAGACTCCGCAGAAACTTCCTCTGTAGAGGATTCTTCTTTGGGGCTGTAGAGATGCTCCGCGATAGCTTTCGCGTTGTCCACTTGCTCTTGGAGTTGAGTTGGTAATGCCATTTTGTACCTTGCTTTCTGCTAAGGAGTTAAGACCGTACGAGCTGCCGAAATTCGGTCAGACACTGCACCCGGCCTTTATAGGTGCTGAAGTGTTCTTGGGTGCCGGAGGCCATGGCTTCGAGCTCGGCGAGACGAAGTCGGTCGAGCAAGTCCGCAAAGTGCGGATATTGCTTACCGATCTGCTTGAGCAGCTTCGATTCGTCGTCTGAAACCTGAAACCTCACGGATGAAACACCTCTAAAGTTGGTTAACTATACAACAAAGTATGCGGTTGTCAAGCGCCACCGTTGCCAGTTATCTGATTTGAAACTACGTTGCCTTGGTCCCCACCACCCTGTGGGTTACCGTCAGGTCCAACTTCCGCAGGGGCTTCTGTTGGGGCCTGACCGGCTTGTTCAGCTTGCATGGCCGCCTGTTGCTCTTGCGCTTTGCGCTCCAGCTCTTGGCGGACTTCAAGTTGTTCGTTTGTGGGCACGATGTCGTCCACGGGCATGGACAAGCCCTTGGCAACTTCGCGCAGGATAGCGGCGCGTCCCATAGGTCCAACAATCTTGGAGTCGATGGGGTTGGCGGTCGCTTGCAAGAACTCGACTCGGCGGACGTTGAGCTGTTCGCGGTTTGCGAGAGTAACAGCACCACGAGGAATAATCTCGCAGTCACCCTTCAGCGATGGATCGTCGACGTACTGCATGTTCCAGTTGTACTGGGCTTGTACGATTGGGCCGATGACATCGAAGTCGATGTGCATGATCGTCTGGCGAATACCTTTACCGGCGGAGCCCATCAACATAGACAGACCTGACGCCGTGCGGCCTGCGCCACCCACTGCGCCGTCGCCGTAGACGTATGCGGGTATACCCGACTGCTCGTCTGCCATGCGCGCGAACTGCCCATACACACCCAAGAGCGCACCACTGCGGTCGTCGGGCTGGTTGAATCGAACGGCTGCCTGCCCAGACCCCAGCGGGTCAGAGACTGTCTGCCAAATCTTCCACGGGTAAATCTTGGTGACTTTCTCACCCTCAGCCAAGCGGTCGACGCTAACCTCGACCTGCGGACCAGACGCCAGACCCATGTTGTTTGCCAGCGCGCGAGCAGCGGCGTTACACATAGCTTGCACGTCTTCGATCAGCTCGGGGTAGCTAACACCCCACAGTGCGCCGGGGCGCTTCACTGCGGATGTCATGCGGTAGGGTTTGTCGCCCAGCGGGTCGTAGTTCAAGGTAGCCTTGATGACCCAGCGACCTACGAGCCAAACACAGGCGTCGTACATCTTAGCTACGTCGGGCACTTCCTCAGCATCCAGACCAAAGTCAATCAAGTCTTGGCCGCTCACGGCGCCCCAGAACTCTAGCGCGTCGAACTTAGTGCTGTCTTCGCGCCAAATGTTAAATTTGTTCTCGAGCTCAGCCTTGGTGTGTTCTGCTGACCACAACCAGTCAGAGGTGCTGCCTTCGTCCAACACGGCGCGGATGGCGCCGTCGTCGTACCCGGGAACACCCAGTAGATCAGACAAGTCGGCCTTAGACAGGCGGTGATGCTCAATGCAGTAGCCTTCGCGCAGCTTGGTAACGCCCGGCTCTGGGTAGAACCTGAACGGGTCTACACGGCTGTAAGTAGGCACTAACTTCTCTTGTACCGTCGGTGCGTAGCTGCCGTCAGGCGCTTGCGTCCACTCCAGCTGCTTAACGCGGCGCACAGTCGGGCCCTTGAGCACGGCTGCGGGGTACGTAGACAAGTCGCTAATAAAAGCGTTGAAGCCGTCTACCATGCCGCCCTCGACGAACTGATCGGCGATCTGGCGCTTCATGCGCTCGGCGCGGTCGGCTGCGTCTTCCATGAGTTTGACGCGGATGTCTTCCTCTGCCTGCTCTTGGAATGTCTCCATCATCACAGGGTCGAGGGGCTGGTTGTTCTGGATAGCCTGAATCACGTTCTGCGACACAAGCTCAGTCACCTTATTCTTAAAATCAGGCGGCATGTCCGGAAGCGGAGTGGGCTTCAGATCAAACGGAACCATGCCTTCGTCGAGCAAAATATCGCGCAGCCATGACTCGGCACCGCGACACTTAGTCTCTGTGAGCATCATGAAAATCTCAGAGCCGCCCGTTTTGCGGATTTCTGCTAGCTTATCCGGCTCATACTCGCCGGTGCGCTGGCGCAAAGCCTTGAGCATGTCTCGCTCGATGGGTTGCTTGGCGTCGCGCGCCGATTCCCAACACTTGCGCACGTGGCCTGCGAGGCCGGATAAAACGGGGATTTGCTGGCGTAACTCAGCGTCACGAGTCGCCTGTACGGCGGCGTCTTCTGCATCCAGCTGCGTGTTCGACTTGACGACGAGGAGTCCGGGCATATTTAGTCGTCCTCGGAGTAGAAATTAGATGTTTTAGATGCCATGCGGCCCCCACGGTTGGATTAACCTACTCTGATTCTACACCCAATATATTATTTGTCTAGTGTCAAGTCCAACCTGACATGCTGGCCGTCTCAATTACATGAGCCTTACGTTTGCTAAACTTGCCACCCTGTTGGGCGTCGGCGTGCAACGCGAGGTACTGCATCGCGTCGGCGATGTGCGAAGCGTCGTTCTTCTCGGGCTTGTCTTCCAGCTCCCCGTTGGTCTTGAGCTTGTAGCGATACTGACCACGAAACGCGTTGATGAGTGGCCGACAGCTCGGGTCGATCAAGAGGCCCGCCCCAGTGTCAACCTGCCTGTTGAGGAATTGTTCCACGGCGGTGATGCGAGCGACGATACTATTTGTATAAGCTGGTTGCGCTTGGAAACCTTCTTGATCTAAAATGTCGTACACGGTCTTCTCGTCAGTCTGCACTCGTGCAGTCCCTGCCGGGTCTCCGATAACTAGGACAGGTGCGCCCGGAAATTCCTGTGCCAGCTCCGGTTTGAGAATAGTGCGGATAAAACGCAACAGTCCCATGCCGTCGGCAGTCAGCGAGCGGTATATCAGTAGGCGACCCATGGCGTCTAGCTGCCCAATGACAGCGGACGGATTCAAGCCAAAGTCCATCCCGATCAGCACCGGACGAAGCCCGTTCAGAATCGGAGTCAGTGTCTTCTTCGCAACGTGGAAGTCGCTCTCGAAGCTGCGGAACACCGGCTGACCAGCCAAGCTCTTGCCGAACTTCGCGTGGATGTACACGTCGATGTATTCCTCGGTCTTGCCCTTAGCCAAGTTGTCGTAGTAGTTGCTCGGCAGCAGGTGAACCCAATCCGCCTCCGGACTCATGCCAGACGGCTGAATGGTCACGTGGGTATTATCTGGTGGATCAACCAACAGCTTTTCCCAGAACGTGTCCATGTCCGGCGGGTTGCTCATTCCCCACAGGTGGCTGTTGGGTTTGCCGGTGTCGGTCACACACCCTTGGATGGGGTTGCCCTTCTCATCATTGCCCCACTCAGGCCGATGCGGCACCATCATGCCATCTGGATAACGACCCAGACGACCTTGCAGTGCCTCGAACACGTCCTTGTTAATTTCCCGGAACTCGTCCAGCACGGCAAAGGATGCCTGTAAAGACAACAAGCGCCGAACGTCGTTGGAGTCGTCCAAACCTCGGAACAAGACTTCGCACTCCACATCGTCCAGTTTCAAGAAGAACTTGTACTCGGACTTGAGGAACGAACCCGCCATGCCGTCGGGAAACCACTTCAAAAAATCCGGTATGGAAGTGTCTCGGAGCTGCTCTCGTGTGTTACGTACCCAGACGCAGCGGCTACGCCTTACGCCATCCTTACACGGCGCCATCTGTTTGGCGTGGTACAGAATCTTAACAATCCCCGCCGTCGTCTTGGTCGAACCGACCGGGCCACACACGAACGACAAAAAGTCTTCCGCGAGGAAGAAAGGCACCAGTGACGGGACTGGCGAAAATTGCGTACTCACAGGTAGTCGTCTCCGGCGTACTCGTAAGATTCTGGCTCATCTATATAGATACCAGTTTCTTTCTTGGTCTTGGTCGGTAGTGTGAGCGTGGGAACTTCCACCACATCTGCCATCTTGGTAGCGGACGCGGCGGTCGTGGGTAACGCCCCGGGGATGTTGATGGTGATGCTGAACCCCGGGCCGGAAACAGCCTCGACGTTTTTGCGAGGCTCAAGGTCGCCCCACTTAACTAAGTTCTCAACAACTTTTGCACGTACGGCAGCTGGCACATCGGGGTCTTTTGCCATGCTGTAGCTGTCGGCTAGCAGGTCTTCTGCCAGTATCCGGCACTTAGCGGCAAAGGAAAATCCCGACTCAGTCAACTCTTTGACGAAAGCCGTTACATACCCCGTGAACGTGGGGTTCGATTTGATAGCGTCGTATTCCTGCTGGGTTACCCCCTCAGCAGCCAGAACCTCATGCGTCGGCGCCGCAGCACCAACCTGATTTCTTGCGATAGCTAAAGCTAAATCCCTAAGAAATACGTCCGCGCTAATTGAGCGGTTCATGGGCGTGAATGTACCACAAATTTTTGGTGTGTGTAAACATTTTATCTGGCTGGGATGTTGTGGAGATATTAGACTTGTAAAAAATAGGGGGCGCTTTACGCGTAACGGATATAAGCCCCCGGGGGGGCCCCCCTCTGGACGGGTGGAGGGGGTGGGGGTACCTACTACTGTCACGACTCCTGCTTGTCTCGTTGTGTGACTATGGTATTATTCATACATGGCGAATAGACATCGCCCAATCACTGAAACACTTTTTTACTATTAAGGAAAATCATCATGTCACTGACAACCAAAGACCTTTTCACAGCCTGTGCCGATGAAGTTGCGCGCGCTCGCAAGCGTTTTGCCAATGCGAAGAAGCATCGCACGGCTATCGCCTATGCGCTCAAAGAGACGCGCGGCGTTGCCAAACTTGTAGGCGAATACGAGTTCAACGGGTTTGTCTCTTCTAGCTCGTATGATGAAGACGCAACCTTGTACCTAATGGCAAACGTGTACACGGAAAACATGAAAAGCGTTGCGGTCACCACCGTTTTAACAGCCGCTGAGAACTTGGGCTGGAACTCGGAAGACTCTTCCGACTACGCAACAGAGACGCGCGCAACGCGTACATTCAAGTACCGCACGCAGGTGGGCAAACTCAAAGTCGTGCTCGAAGTCAACGCGTACATCAAGGCGGACGGGGAGCTGTGCCGAATTGAACAAGTCGGCGTGGAAGTTGAAGAGAAACCCATTTACGCTATCAAGTGCGCGTAAACCCTAAGCCCCCACTCGGGGGCTTTTTAATGTTGCCAAACATGACAGTAGTTTGTATTGGGTTTTCGACACGGGCTCCGCTACTGTCATGATTGCCACTTGCCAAGCCGTCCAGTATGCGACGAGCGGCGCCTAACTACTGT